GCCCGGCAGCAGGGGCTAAGTACGTACATAGGCGCGCGGTTCTATCACCGGGTCACGCACTCGACGGGCGTGCAGGTGTTCATCCTGACGCACGAACAGAGCGCGACGGACAACCTGTTTGGGATGGCTAACCGGTTTCATGAACATTGCCCGGCGCTGGTGAAGCCTTCAACGGGCGCGGCGAACGCGAAGGAACTGTTCTTCGACCGGCTCGATAGCGGGTATCAGGTCGGAACGGCTGGGACCAAGGCGGTTGGCCGGTCAAAGACGATCCAGCTTCTGCATGGAAGTGAATCGGCCTTCTGGCCTAACGCGTCGGCTCACTTTGCTGGCGTGGTCCAGACGGTTCCTGAATTGCCGGGGACAGAGATCATCCTGGAGAGCACGGCCAACGGGGTTGGCGGCGAGTTCCACGAGCGTTGGCAGCAGGCCGAGGCAGGGCAGGGCGACTACATCGCGATATTCGTCCCGTGGTTCTGGTCATCTGAGTACCAGAGGCCTGTGGATCGTGAGTTCCGGCTTACCGACGAAGAGATGGAATACGCCGAGCTTTACGATCTGTCGTACGAGCAAATGGCGTGGCGCCGGGCCAAGCTCGCCGAGCTGAAAGACCCGATGCTGTTCGCCCAGGAATACCCGGCCACGGCGGCCGAGGCGTTCCAGATGACCGGGCATGATAGCTTCATCCGGTCTGAGGACGTGCTGCGGGCTCGCAAGGCCACGTATGAGCCGTTCGGGCCGCTTGTGCTGGGCATTGACCCCAAGCGCGAGGGATCGGACAGGTTCGCCATTGCGTGGCGTCAGGGCCGAAAGGTGCTGAAGGTCGAAAGCGATGCGGCGGTGATTGATACGCTGCGGGCCGCGACGAAGATCAAGGAGATCATCGACCGCGACGGGCCGAAGAAGGCGTTCATCGACGCTGGCGGCGGCGGCGGCATTTATGACGTGCTGGTCTCGTGGGGATACGGCAACGTCATGACGCTGGTTAACTTCGCCTCGTCGCCGATCTTCCCGCCTAAGACGGACATGGACGGTCGCCCGATGGCTGGCCCCGCCAATCGTCGGGCTGAGATGTGGGGCCTGTCGAAAGAGTGGCTTGAGGACGAGGGTGGGGCTGATATTCCCGACCGCGACGGGCTGCAGGTCGATGCCTGCGGGCCGGGCTATCGTCGGGACACGAACCAACGGATTCTGCTGGAGTCCAAGGACGACATGAAACGCAGGGGTCTTCGCTCACCGGACGAATGGGACGCGATTGCTCTGACGTTCGCCGAGCCCGTTGTGGAGGCCAGCAGGGCTTATCAGCGGCTGGAGATCACCCCGTTTGGGGCTGTCTAGATCACGGTGTCGTCCCTTGCGGCCCGTTCGACGGCTTTGGGGGCCTCGTCCTTAGCCCATCGTGGCACTAGCTGACAGGTCGGCCCATTCGGCTTGCTGAATGCGTCGGTTATGGCGCGCTGCCACTGATCTAGGGTCATAAGGGCGGGGTCAAAGATCATCGCATCGCGGCCTCATCCATCCTGTCCAGCAAGGCATTGACTAGATCGGTGAAGGCGTAGGTTCCCCGCGCTCCGATCAGACCAACGCCAGCATTCGATGGCTCCACACCAAGCTGGTCCGCAAGACGCTGAACGCTTTCTTTGAATGCGGTTCGGTCGGGGCTTCCGAATGCGACGGCGTTGGTGCCGTCCTGAAGGTAATACCGGCCGCTCGTTTCATCGCTCATCGCATCGTCTCCTGCCACATCGGCCAACTAGCCTACACCAATCCCCTTGCCTGACAAGGGAGATGCGGGCGCAACGCCCATCCCATAGAAGAGAAGAGAAGGGATTACACCATGGCCGGAGTTGGTCAGAAATACGGTATCACCGGTTCGCAGGATGCGGGCTGGACGTTCACGGGGACGCTTGCCGGTGTCACCGGCAGTTTCAGCGGCGTGGTCGATGTCTCCAACGGCACGGCGGCGGCTCCTGCTGTCACGTTTACGTCGGACACCGATACGGGCTTTTTCCGCACGTCGGCCAATGTGCTGGGCGTCGCGGCTGGCGGCTCGTCTGTCGGCACGTTCTCGTCCACCGGCTTCACTGGCGCGGTCAACGGCACGGTGGGGGCTACGACCCCGGCGGCTGGCGCGTTCACCACGCTTTCGGCTACGGGCGTCACCACGCATGCCGTGGGCTCTGTCGGCACGCCCTCGATCATCTTCTCCGGCGATACGAACACCGGCCTGTACTGGATCGGGGCCGATAGCTTCGGTCTGGCCGCAAATGGCGTGGTTCAATGCACGATCACGACCGGCGGCATCAACGGTGTCATCGGGGCCACCACGGCGGCGGCGGGGTCGTTCACGACCCTGTCGGCTTCGTCCACGTTCACCCTTGGGGGCACGGCTGTCACCGCAACGGCTACGGAAATCAACGAAGTCATTCAGTGTCTCGACATCGCTGACGGCTCGGCTGACGCGACCTACTATGTCGTCTGCCCCCACGCCGGGGCCATCGGTCGCATTTGGACCGTGATCGATGGCGTGGTTTCGACGGCTGACATCACGATCACGGCCAACATCGGGGCGACTCCGGTTACCGGTGGCGTCGTGACCATCGCTACGGCGGGTTCTGCTGCTGGCGATGTCGATAGCGCGACGCCTTCGGCCGCGAATGTCGTGACGGCGGGTCAGGCGGTCAACTTCGTGGTGGCCGGCGGCGGTGCTGGCGGCGCTCCCCGCATCCACCTGGCCTTCACCATCGTCCGCTAATGAGGCGGCGGCGCATCTGTGAGGGTGTGCCGCCAATCATGCACAACAGACTGAAGGCTGCTTGATGGCTGAACTCACCGACGACGATCTGCTGAGACTTGTCCAGGACGAACGTCGTGCGGCGATGGGCTTCGAGCAGGACCAGAACCTATCCTCTGATCGTGAGAAGGCGCTCAACTACTACAAGGGCGAGATGCCCGACGTTCCGGCCATTCAGAACCGCTCCAAGGCGGTTTCGACGGACGTGTCTGACGCTATCGAGACGATCCTTCCTGACCTTGTGGAGATTTTCACGGGCGGGGATGATGTCGCGACGTTCCGCCCGGTTGGCGAAGAGGACGAGGAATCGGCCCGGCAAGAGACCGATTACATCAACCACGTCGTTCTCAACGAAAACCCCGGCTTCATGCTGTTTTATACGGCGATTAAGGATGCGTGCCTGTCGAAAACGGGCGTGTTCACATGGAACTGGGAGGAATACGAGCAGGAGCGCGAGGAGCGGTTTGAGGGCAAGTCGGCCATTGAACTGCAACAGGCGCTGGCGTGGTCACAACAGAACAACGTCGAGATCGAGGATGTTGAGGCCGATGGGGAGGCTTACGATAGCGAGGAGCCCGGCGAATATCCACAGGAACCGACCTACAGCTACACCCTGAAATACCCGCCCAAGGGCAAGGTGTGTATCGATGTCGTGCCTCCGGAGGATATGGCGTTCGCTCGGGATACGGTGCGGCTTTGCGAGACGACCTATTGCGCGATGCGGACCCGCCCAAGGGCGCAAGACCTGATCGCTGACGGGTACGATCCCAAGCTGGTCGCGACGCTGCCGCAGTATTCTCCGGGCTCGACGGGGACCAACTCCGGGGAGGAGCAGGCCCGCGATACCGCGTATGAGCACGATGAGGGTGATCAGACCTCGCAAGAGCTGCGAACGGTCCAGATCATCCGCCACATCATCCGCATCGTGAACGACGACGGAGAGCCGGAATACTGGTCTGTCGTGACTGGCGATGACGAGCGTGTGCTGCTGTCGAAGGACCGGATCGAGGAAGTTCCGTTCTCGGCGATCACGCCCTACCCGGTGACGCACCGGTTCATTGGTCGGTCTGTTGCTGACCTGTTGATGGAGATTCAGAAGATCAAGACGGCCCTGACGCGGGCCATGCTTGATGGGGTCTACTTCGCCCTCAATCAGCGCCACGAGGTCGCGATTGGTCCGGGGCGGGCTAACGAGTTCACGATCCAGCAGTTGATGCAGAACGAGCCGGGCCTGCCGGTTCTGTCGCATGACGGCAATAGTGTTCGGGCTCTGGGCTCGCCGGGGCTTGGGTTCGAACCGACGATGGCGCTGGAGTATTTCAGCACGGTCGCGGAAGGCCGGACGGGCATCGTTCGCAACGCACAGGGCTTGAACCCTGACACGCTGCACGACACCGCCAGCGGTGCGGCGGCGTTGATGTCGATGGCGCAGAAGCGGACGCGTCTGATCGCGCGCATCTTCGCTGAAACCGGCGTCAAGGACATGTTCCTTGGTGTCCATGCCCTGATCCGCCGCCACGGTACGATGGCCGACAAGGTGCGTCTGCGGGGCAAGTGGGTGGGTGTTGATCCCTCGCAATGGGGCGAGCGGAAGGACATGACGATTGAGATCGGCGTCGGGTCTGGCGGTCGTGAAGAAGCGGTTCGCAATGGCGGTGAGCTGATGGCCTTGATGGAGAAGATCATCGCCATGCAGGGCGGGACCAAAGGTCCGATGGTCACGCTGGACAACGCTTACAACGCGATCCAGCGGTATATCGAGAAGGGTCTCGGGTTCCGGTCGGCTGATCCGTTCATCACCGATCCGAAGGACGCGGAGCAGCAGGAACCGGAAGCGCCGCCGCCCGATCCGAAGATGCTTGAACTGCAACAGAAGATGGAAATCGAACAAGAAAAGTTGCGGTTCGAAAAGGTCAAGGCAGAACAGCAATTGATGCTTGATCGCGAGCGGATGCAGATCGAAGCCGACTTGAAGCGAGAGCAGATGGCGGCGGAAATGCAGTTGCAGCGTGAGAAGATGGCCTATGAGGCGCGGATTCAGGCTGCGGAGTCGGCTATGCGTGGATTTAGCGGCGGTTCTGGTCTATCCTCGCCAAGCGGGCTTGATAATGTCCGCATGGGTGGAGAGATCGGATGATCGGCCCTGACGAAGACGACATCAAGCGCAGGGCCATTCTCGCCCAGCGCGAACTGGCGGAAACCCAAGCCGCGTTCGACACCATGCGCAAGAACGCGATTGAGGAGTGGGCGAAGAGCCTGCCCGCCGACCGCGAACTGAGAGACATCCTGCACCTCACCGTCCAAGTGATCGAGACGGTGCGGAACGAACTGTTGAGCCGCGTCAGTGCGGCCAGAATTGTCGAGGGCGCCGAGGCGCTCCGCCAAGAGGGCTTCTAGCCCCAATACCCCGCCGCCAGCCCTACGTGGAGCGGCTTCAAACCCAAGGCTAAACATGACCACCCCTACTGACGGCGGCGTGCTGAACGTTGACCAGGCGGCAGCTCTTATCATTGGAATGCAGGACCCAGAGGAAGCGCCTGTAGAGGCCGCTGACGCTCCGGAAGAGGTTGAACCGGGTGAGGGTGAGGAAACCCCGCCGGAGCCCGCCGAGGAGCCGGAGGAAGCCCCGGAAGATGCTGGCGAAGAGCCGGCCGATGAGGATGCGGCCGAAGAAGAGCCGGAGGAACCTGCGGAGGAAGAAGAGCCTCCCGCCCCGGTTGTCGAGCCGCCTCACTTCTGGTCGGCGGAGATGAAGGCCAAGTTTGGCAGCCTCCCGCCGGACATGCAGGAACACATCGCCGAGACGGAAAAGGCGCGCATCGCCCACGTCAACGCCGCTCAACAACAGTTCGTCGAGGCGCGGAAGGCCGCGACCGCCGAAGCTGAAAAGTTCATCAAACAGGCCCCGAAAATCGAGGCGCTGCTTGAAGAAGTCCAGACCGCTTACAAGGCCAACGATTGGGAAACCGTCGATTGGGCCGCGTGGGCGGATGCTGACCCCGGAGCCGCGCTTAAGGGCAAGCTCCAGTACGATGCGCAGGTTTCCCAAATGCAGCGGCTTGAGGCCGCCAAGCAAGAAGCGGAAGCCGAAGCGTTCAAGGCATACACCATCGAGCAAGCGGGGGAGCTTCAACGGCTAGCCCCCGACATTGCCGCCGATGATGCCAAACGCGGCGACATCGTGAACTACCTGATCAAGGAAAACGGCTACGATCCCGAACTCATCCGAGGCATTCGCGCCAAGGATGTCGTCATCGCTCACAAGGCGATGCTCTGGGACCGCGCCCAATCCAAAGCCAAAGCGCAGACCGCCAAGGGAGCCGAAAGGCCAGCCCAAGCCGCCGCACCGCGCAAGGCTCCCGTTCAATCGACGCCAGCCGCTCGCCCGGTAAGACCGGCGACTGCGGCCACGGCGCCATCCCCAAAACGAGCAGTGGTCGAGCGCGAAACGTCGTTCAAGGCCAAGCCTTCGACTGAAAACGCTATCGCCCTGCTCCTCGCTAGAGGAACCGGCTAGACCCCGGTTTAGCAAACAATGGCAGCGCCTACCAATACCGTCACCACTCTAATCAGTGTTGGCAATCGCGAAGACTTGAGTGATCTGATCTCGCGAGTCGCTCCGGAGGAAACCCCTCTAATGAGCAACATCGGTACTCAGAAGGTCAACGCCATCTATACTGAATGGCAGACCGAAACCCTGGCTACCGCTGACCCGACCAACGCCCAACTTGAAGGCGACGACATCGGGACCTATGACGCCGGCAACCTGACCACCCGCGTTGGCAACTACAATCAAATCTACCGCAAGACGTTCCTCGTCTCGCGTACCGAGGAGATCGTCAACAAGGCCGGTCGCGCTTCCGAAATCGCCCGTCAGAAGGTGCTCAAGGGCATCGAGATGCGGCGCGACGAAGAGGCTCGTTACATTGGCAACTACGCCAGTGTCGCGGAATCCGGCGCCACCACCCGCAAGTCGGCGTCCATGCAGGCGTGGATCACCACCAACGACAGCCGGGGCTCCGGCGGTTCCAACGGTGGCTTCTCCGCCGGTATCGTCGCCGCCGGGACCAACGGCACTCAGCGCACGTTTACTGAGGCTCTGGTCAAGACCGTGCTTTCGACCGCGTTTGAATCCGGCGGGCGTCCTTCGCTCGGGTTCATGAAGGCTAGCCACAAGCAAGCCTTTGCGGCCTTTACCGGCATCGCTGACATTCGTGTCAATGCCTCGCCCAACAAGATGGCCACCATCGTTGCGGGCGCGGACGGCTACGTCAGCGACTTCGGCACCATCACGCTGATCCCGCATCCCTACGAAATCTCGCGGGCCGCCCTGTTCGTTGATCCGGACAAGGCCAAGGTCGGCGTGCTGGACGGCGTGAGGGTCAAGCGCATGGCCGACACCGGCGACAGTGAGAAGTACATGATGACGAAAGAGTCGACGCTCATCGTGTTGAACGAGAAGAGCCATGCTCTGGTTGCTGACCTGACTTAACCGTAGGTTGCGACACTGCGTGACCACAACCCGGGGCGGGCTTTCGGGTCCGCCCCACATTCCCCAAGGAATCCATGACGAACGAAAAGCGCGGCCCCGGCCGCCCGCCCAAGCACGTCCCCAGCCCGGCCGAAGCCCCTGACGTTGATGCGGCCCCCGCCGTCGCTGGCGATGTTGAAACGCAAGATGCTCCGGCACCCGCTCCGGATGTTGCCGCCGTTCAGGCCATGATGGTCAGCGAGCGCGCGAAGATCGAAGCCGCGCTCCGCAAGGAATTCGAGGCCAAACAGGCGGCGGCACGCGAGGAGGCCCGTCACGAGGCAGAGCGTCTGGTCAAGGAGGCCGCGAAGGCCGAAGCTGAACAGCGGGCCTATGACGCCGAACAACTCCGCCTCGCCCGCGCCACCCGCGATATGGTGGAGGTCCGCATTCTCCCCAAGGGTGACGGCAAGGTCTACACTGGCGATCTGGACGAGATTAGCGGCAAGGCTACGACCTATCGCCGTGGCGACAAGTTCTGGGTTCTCAGGTCTATCGCTCAGGCTCAGGAAGACGCCGGACGCGTCGAGATTCTGTAAGTGTCGGAGCCGTTTTTCACCGGTCATTCCGGGGTCCGCCACTATTGGGAGGAGACCCCGGAAGGCCCGGTCATTCGCAGCGTATCGGATGTCGCCCCGGCGCTGGATTGCGCGAAGAACATGGCGAACGAGAACGACGGCTATACCCCGTCCCGTGACCTTCGTCGCGCGTTCTTCCTGCCGGACGTGATCATCATGAAGTGGCTGAACGAGGAGGGCTGGAACGCCCTCAACCCGCATCACCATGACCGGTTGGTCAAGAAGCTCAACGATCCTGACTGGGCCTACCTGCGCACCGCGCCGGGCCAGATCGGCTATTCCAACGGGGTGATGCGCTAATGGCCTTGACCACGTACACGGAACTAAAGGCATCAGTCGCGGACTTCCTCAACCGCTCCGACCTGACCACGACCATTCCCGACTTCATCACGCTTGCCGAGGCTGAAATGCGGCGGCGGTTGAGGGATATGGCGCGGGCCACGGCGACGATCAGCAGCGAGTATAGCGAGGTCCCGACTGACTTCGGTTCGGTGGTGACGTTCGATCTCAACACCACGCCGGTTACGCCGCTGGAGTACCTGACGCCGGACCAGTTCACGGAGGACAGCCCGTACTATCGCAGCACGGGCCAGTGTCAGTACTACACCATCGTCGGCGGTGAGTTCCGGTTCATGCCGACTCCCTCGTCCAGCTACACGGCCCGCCTGACCTATTGGCGCAAGATCACGGCGCTCTCGGCTGACGTGGCGACCAATTGGGTGTTGGACGATCACCCCGACGCGTACCTGTACGGCTCGCTGAAGGCGTCGGCGCCGTACCTCAAGGACGACGCCCGCATCGGGATTTGGGGCGAGCTTTTCGAGAACGCGATGCAGGCCATTGAGACCATGACCCGCAAGGACTTCTACGGCGCGGTTATGCGCATGACCCCAAGCTTCCGGGAATAAAGCATGGCCCTTCAGTTCTCAGTCGCCGCCCGCAACGCCCGGCTCGATGCCATCGAAACGACGACTGGCGCGGTTGCGCTGCTCTACCTTCGTTCAGGGACGGTCCCCGCGACATGCGCCACGGCTGACGCCGGAACGCTGCTTTGCACGATCACGCTTCCGTCTGACTGGATGGCCGCTGCCGCGAGTGGCGCGAAGGCCAAGTCCGGCACATGGTCAGGAACGGTCGCGACGGGCGGCACGGCGGCACACTTCCGCATCAAGGACCCGACCGGCACGACGACGCACATTCAAGGTACGGTGACGCTCACGGCGGGCGGCGGCGACATGATCTTGGACAACACCACGCTGGTCGCGACGCAGACGGTTACGGTCAACACCTTCACGCTGACTGACGCTAACGCTTAGGCCGCGCCATGGCCGATACGGTTGTTTTTCTCACATCCGGTTCTAGCTGGACGGTTCCGGCAGATTTCTCGCTCCCGAACAGCATTGAGTGCATCGGCGCGGGCGCGAACGGCGAGAACGCGGGCGGGGCGACCGGTGGATACGGCGGGGGCGGGGGTGGCTATTCAAAGATAGTTAACCAGACCCTTTCCGGGTCGGTTAGCTATCAAGTCGGGTCGGGCGATACGTGGTTTTCGTCGTCGGGAACCGTTCTGGCGAAGGCCGCGTCAGGTCAGACCGGCGGGGCATCGGGTTCCGGTGTCGGGACTACGAAATACAGCGGCGGCTCTGGCGGTTCCGGGGATATCGCGCGCACATCCGGCGGTGGTGCTGGCGCGGGCGGGCCGACAGCGGTCGGTGCGGACGGTAATCCGGGCGACGGCATCGGGTCTGGCGGCAATGGTGGTGCTGGCGGCGGCGCGGGGGGCGGTGCTGGCGGTGCTGGTGGCTTCGGCGCGTCCGGGTCAAACGGGAGCGCGGGAACCGGCTGGACGGCCACTGTAGGCGGCACGGCTGGCCCTGGTGGCGGTGGTGGTGGTGGCGGAGCGGTAGCGACCGCCGGCGGCGATGGCGGCTTGTACGGCTCGGGTGGTGGCGGTGGCAACACGGCCTCCGGTGGCTTTGGCAAGCAAGGCATTATCGTCATCACCTATACGCCGGGTGTCGCGGCAACTCTTACGGCGACGCTTGGCGCGGCGACGCTGGTTTCCGATGTTGATGCCATCGCCGGGGCAAGCCTCACCGCCACGCTCGGCGCGACAACATTGGCCTCTGATACGGACGCCATCGCGGCGGCGAACCTTTCGATCACCCTCACGGCAACAACCCTCGTGTCGTCCGTTGAAACCAATCCGTGGGGCTCTGTAAGCCCGACTGACGAGACGTGGACACCCGTGGCGGCAACGTCAGAAACCTGGACGCCCGCAAGCGCGACCAGCGAAACTTGGAGTTAGGGCCATCGCTGATACGACCACGACCAATTACGCTTGGACGAAACCTGAGGTTGGGGCCTCCTCCGACACATGGGGAACGAAAATCAACACCGACCTCGACGGCATCGACACGACCGTCAAGGCCCTGTCAGACACCATCGGTTCCACGCAAACCACGGCCAACGCCGCGCTGCCAACCGCCTACATGACCGGCCAAATCGTGATGACGGGCCGCTCCAGTGCGCCGACCGGCTGGTTGGAGTGCAACGGCGCGGCGGTGTCCCGCACGACCTACGCGAGCCTGTTCACGGCGATCAGCACGACGTGGGGCGTCGGCGATGGCTCAACGACATTCAACCTGCCGGATATGCGCGGCGAGTTCCCGCGCGGCTATGACAACGGGCGCGGCGTCGATAGTGGCCGTGCCCTCGCCAGTGCTCAAGCCGACGCCATCGAGACGTTCTCGATCACGGCTGGCTACATCGACCCGCAAGGCCGGTCGGACGGCAGCGCGGACATGCTTGTGCCGACCAACGTTGGCGGCTTCGCGGCCCACACGGTGACGGTGACGGGGGCGTCCGAGACGCGGCCGAGGAACGTGGCCGTTCTGTTCCTGATTAAGACTTAGACCGCGAAAGCCGGTGTCTTTGAAATCAGAGGGATTTTGCGCTAAGTTCTTCAGGCGCGGCAGGTGCATCAACACCGACCGCGCCCTGACCTCAACGATCCATGGGAGATCGAAATGGCTGCCCACAAACTACCTGACACCGGCTTCTTTGAAAAGCACGCCGGGAAGATCGAGTACGGCGCTCCAAGTGGGTGTTGGCTATGGTCGGCCAGAATCGATCGTTACGGTTACGGCAAGGTCCGCGCGCGCGGGACGTCACGACTAGCCCATCGGGAAGCTTACGAAGCAATCCACGGCCCCGGATCGGCTAACGGTCTCGCGGTTAGACACAAGTGCGACGTGCGGGCATGCGTGAACCCGGACCATCTTTTGCTCGGCACGAATGCCGACAATAGTCGGGACATGGTCGAGCGTGATCGGCAAGCCAAAGGCGTGGCTAACGGCAACGCCAAGCTCACCGAGGACGATGTGATGACGATTCGGGCTGAGTACGTGCGCCGTAGCAGCACCCACGGTTTGGTCGCCTTGGCGCGACGGTTCGGAGTGCACCACACGCTGATCGGCTTCATTGTCCGCCGCGTAAGCTGGACACATTTGACGTGATCGTCTCGGAGAAGAGCGGATGAGCCTTGTCGCACTGGACTTCCCGCCCGGAATTAAGAGGGGCGGCACAGAACTTCAGAGCAAGGGGCGCTATTTCGACTGCAGTTTGATGCGGTTCTTCTCCGGCACGATTCAGCCGGTTGGTGGCTGGCGCTCGCGCTCGGCTTCGACGGTCTCGGGCAAGGCCCGTTGCATGATCGTCTATTCGGAGAACGACGGCGACGCGATTATCGGCATCGGGACAAACACCAAGCTCTACGTCATGGATCGCGCCGGAACGCTGACGGACATCACTCCGGCGGGCTACACCACGGGCGCGGCGGACGCGACCACGGCGGGCGGCTACGGCAACGGAACCTACGGCTCCGGGACCTACGGCACGCCCCGGCCCGATACGACCAACATCACGCCATGCGCCGTATGGGCTCTGGATAGCTGGGGGCAATACCTGGTCGGCGTGCTGGCCGACGATGGCGATATCGTTGAGTGGCAGGGCAACACGGCCTCTGACGCGGCGACGATCACGAACTCCCCCACGGCGAAAGCCATCGTGGTTACAGACGACCGATTCCTGTTCGCACTCGGCTCGGCGGGCAATCCCCGCAACGTGGCGTGGTGCGATCAGGGTGTGAACACGACATGGACGGCATCGGCGACCAATCAGGCCGGTGATCAGGACTTGCAGACCTCCGGCAAGCTCCAGTGCGGGCGGCGCGTCCGGGGCGGAACACTGCTGTTCACCGATGTGGACGTGCATCTGGCGACCTACACGGGGCCGCCGTTCATTCATTCCATTGAGCGGGTCGGGTCTGACTGCGGAACGGTCTCTCGTCAGGCCCCTATCGTGGTTAACGGTGAAGCCTACTGGATGGGCGTGAACGGGTTTTTCCGGTTCAACGGATATGTGTCGGCGCTTCCCTCTGAAATTGACGACTATGTGTTCAGCAACATCAACCGGGTGCAGATCAGCAAGGTTCAGGCGTTTCATAACTCGGCGTTCAAAGAGGTGTGGTGGTTTTACCCATCGTCGTCTTCGACCGAAATCGACCGCTACGTCATCTTCAACTATGGCGAAGGGCACTGGAACGTCGGGGCACTTTCTCGGTTGTGCGCTTTTGACCGGGGCGTGCTGCAATATCCCGTCGCCGTGGATAGTTCTGGGAACGTGTACGAGCACGAGGTCGGGCTCGATTACGACGACGCGGATATCTACATCGAATCAGGGCCGCTGGAGATCGGTGTGGGCGACAACGTGGCCTGTGCGCGGTATCTTTATCCCGACGAGGCGTCGCAAGGCGATGTGACCGCGACCTTTTTCACAAAATTCTTTCCAAACGGGGCCGAAACGACATTCGGGCCGTACACGGCGGCCACGCCAACCGACGTGAGATTCACAGGCCGTCAAGCGCGGGTCAGGTACGATGTTGTCAGCCCGGAAGGCTGTCGGATCGGGACCAACCGGGTTGAGGCTGTTCCGGGCGGTCTGCGGTGATGTCTCCACGGGATCGGGGTGGGCTACGACACGTGGCTCCAGATTTTGCGGTGGATGATCCGGCTGATCACCGAGTGGCTCACCCCGAACCGTCGGGCTAGGGCGCGCGTGCCGTTGATGGGGCAGCCGGGGACGAGGGCGGCGCGGATCGTCCGGATGTCGTCGTCGGTGAGTTTGGCCCTGCCGCGGGCCTCCCCCTTGGGGGTGACGCGTCGCCCGCGTTCATCCATATCCATCACGTTGTTGGCCACCGTGCCGATCAACAGATGATCCGGATTGACGCATGGGGGCGTGTCGCAACGGTGCCGGACGACGAGCCCCTCGGCACTGCCGGGGCCATTCTCGGCCTCGTAGGCCTCGCGGTGGGCTTTCCGACTCTTTCCGCGCGCCCTGACCGCACCGTAGCCATTGACGTTCGTACATGCCGTCCAGAGCCAACACCCGCCTGGAGCGCCAAACTCAATCTTGGCGCGGTGCTTTTCAAAGAAGCCGGGGGTGGGTAGGGTGTCGTTAGCCATTTTTGATCCTCCAATGATCGTTGTTGGTTAGGGCGAGGCGCGTGTTTCAGCACCGCCTCGTCCGAATACCTTAGCACAAAATCCCCACCCCGCGCGTCGGGGTTTCTTGCGAGGTTCCAGATGAAGCTACCCCGTCCCGCCCCGACCTATGAGACCCGCGATCAAGCCGAGACCCGCGCCGCGCTGGAGAGGGCTCTGCATGGCGTCCACAAAAAGGGCGAGGATGTCGAAGTCGGTGACGCCCGACTGATCGTGAAAAGCCCTGACGGCAATCGCTGGTCTATCACGGTTAGCGGCGCCGGGGTGTTGGGGACTACCGCGCTATGATGATTGCAATTGACGAAACGAAGTTCACGGAAGCTGGCGTCGGCTTTCTCCGCACCGGCGACATGGCGATGCTGACGGTTCCGGCGCGCGAGGGGTTCGTGAGGGCGCGGATCGTGGGCGACGAGATCGAGGTCATCCCGGAACGGTCATCGGGCCACAAAGCGGTGTGCGACGCCCTTGCCGAATGAATGGCAACGCTGCGCCCCGTGGATCGAAGCGGCACTGGAATACGCTCTGGGGACGCACACCATCGCCGACGTTTACGAAATGGTCTGCTCTGGCGAGTGTCAGTTCTGGCCCGGTGAGCGGTCGGCATCGGTTACGCAGATACTGGAGTTCCCCCGGCTTAAACGTATGCACATGTGGCTATGCGGCGGGGACATGAGCGAAATTCTGGACATGCTCCCGAGCGCGGAAGCCTATGGCGCGGCGCGGGGATGCACACAGTTCACCACAGCGGGGCGGCCCGGCTGGGATAGGGTTATGCGACCGTTCGGCTATGTTCCGGCGGGGCGGTTTTGCGTGAAGGATATGGACCATGGGAATTAGCCTCGGCGGTAGCAAGAGCAAGTCTAGCGGTCAGAGCACGACGAAGCTGGACCCTCGACTGGAGGGCGCGCTTTACGGACGTATTTCCGATGCCCAGAACTTCGCGGCCAACACGCCGTACAACCCGCTTTCTGCGGAGCAAATCCGACAGTACGAGAACCCCTACACAGAGGATGTGGTCAACGCGACGATGGCGGATGTGGATCGCTACCGCCAGATCGAGAACGTCGATAACAGCGCGCGGGCCACGGCTGGTGGCGCATGGGGCGGTTCGCGTCACGGCGTGCTGGATTCGGAAACGCAACTGAACTCCGAACGCAATCTGGCGGGCATCCTCGGGGGCCTTCGCTCGCAAGGATACAGTCAGGCCCTGCAAACCGGCCAAGCCGAGAACCGCGCGGGCTATGACTGGCTGACGAACCTGCAACAGCTTCTCAATCAGTCCGTTGGGCTTCTGCCGCAATACGGGACGACGAAAGAGAAGGGCAAAACGAGCGGAATGCAGTTTGCCGCCAGCGCCAAGTATGGGGGCTAAGGATGGCCGGAATTTTGGGATCGGTTTACCGCGCTCTTGATCCGATCCTGCCGTTCGACAGGTATCTGGATAGCCGGTTCGGCATTCTGGGCGACGATCCGCGCCAGATGCCCGCTGGGGGCGTTCTGGGGGCCATGGGCGGGGTGCAGCCGCCGTCCTTGACGCCAGCCGCCTACGCGCCTCCGCAGCCCCCGCAATCGGCCCCCGAATTGGCCGGTGGCCCGCCCCAGGCACAATCCATCAACCCTCGCATGGGCTTTCCGACGATGGGTGCGCCGCGCATGGGCGCGGCTTCTCAAGCCGCGCCACAAGCCGCACCCCGCCGGACGAGCGGCTGGCGCGTTCTGGATCGCGTTTTGGGCGGCTCTACGATCACGGATGCGCTGGATACAGAGCGTATGCGGCCTCAGTTGATGGAGGAAGCGGCCCGCAAGCGTGCTCGTGAGGTGGAAGAAGACGCAATCGCCCGCCGCGTGTTCGCCGACGATGAGCGCGGCTATCTCGCATGGCGCGCCAATCGTGAGAAAGCGGGCGAGGCTCTGTCGAGTGGTCTGGAGGATTATACCCTCGCGCCGGGCGGCGTGCGTGGGCGGGCGGGAGAGACGCTACAGCGTGCGCCATTCGCGCCGATCAACGCGAGCCCAGGAACTCAGGTCATTGACCCGACGACGGGCAAGGTCATTGCGCAGGCTCCATTCAAGCCGGAAGTCGTCACCGCCCCGACGACCAGCAGCGTCACCGTTGTAGACCCGAATGCGCCGGGCGGCGGCCCGTCTGTCGGCGAGCGGAACAACAACCCCGGCAACCTAGAGGATGGCGAGTTCGCCAGATCGCAACCGGGCTATGTCGGAACGGATGGCCGGTTCGCCCGCTTTGCCACGCCGGAAGCTGGCGCGGCTGCGCAGGAAACCCTCCTCACCAACGCCTATATCGGTCGCGGCCAGAACACGATCCAGAGCATCATTGAGGGCGTTCCCGGTGAGGGTGGTCGCCGCGTTCATGGCTATTCACCTCGTCAAAGCGACGGCGGCGACAACACCGACGAACAGGTGAACAACTACATCGGCTATGTTGCCCGCCGTGCCGGGGTTGATCCCAGCGCGCCGATCCCGGCTGATCGGGTTCGCGCCGTTGCGGCGGCTATGCGCGAGTTTGAGACGGGTCAACGCCCTGGTGGACAGGGCGGCGGAGCCCGTGTCGTGCAGCAGGGGACAGCAAGGCCCGGCTGGACGGTAGACCCGACCGGCCGCTTCCAGATCAGCCCGGAGGGCAAGCGGGAGGCGCTTCCCGGCCTTACCATGGCCCCCAAGCTTCAGGCGGCTGAAGATGAAGACCTTGCCGCTATCGAGGCGGCGACCGGCACCAACAGCCTTCTGGGCAACTATCAAACACAGATCGAAAACGGCTCTCTAAACCTTGGCCCGCTCGAAAACGTAGGGTCCACGGTGTCGCGCTTTGTCGGCATGGCGCGCCCAAACGACATCGCGGTTGGATCGTTCAGAGCCGGTCTGGAAAGGATGCGAAATGATTCCCTTCGCCTCAACAAGGGGATTCAGACTGAGGGCGACTCTCAGCGGGCATGGAACGAGTTGGTCACCAACATTAACGATGAAAACTTCGTTAAGCAGCGGCTAAAGGAAATTCAGGCGATCAACGAGCGGGCTGTTGAAATCCGACAAGCCGCAATTGCGCTTCGTCGTCAGCGTAGCGGCCTGCCGCCCATTGAGGGTGTTGAAGCGTTTATGACCCCGACCGAGTTCCCGCAACAGGATGGCGCGCGGGCGGGCGGCTCTGGCGCCCGACAATCCCCCACGGCGGGCGCTCCACGCACGACCAAGCCGCCAGTGCAGGTGCGAACCCTGCGAGAAGCCGAGGCGCTGCCAAAGGGCACGGTGTTCATTCTTAATGGCCGACGTGGAGTGAACAGGTAATGGCTGTTGAATGGCTTGACCCGCCTCCCGCCGCTGCGCCCCCCAAGGCCGTTACCGCGACCGCTCCAAGGGCCGCGCCGGTCGGTGGCGGCATTGAGTGGCTTGATGAGCCTCCCACCCCTCAGGACCCCCGCCTAGCCCCCGCCACGACCAACGTGCAATACGGCGAAGGCGCGGACCCCGGCGATGTTCCCACGGTCGGACAGTCGGACTACGCCGGCACGTTCAGCCCGAACCCGACCTTTCCGCAAGGCTCGCGGTTCAACCCTGCCTATGACACCGCGACCAAAACGGCGGCCGGGAACAAGGAGGTTCCGTTCTTCGTCAATCGGCTTGGCGAGCTGGTCGATCAGACGGACGGTGAATCCGCTCTCGACACCATGGGCACGCTTGCCGCTCGCTTTGCGGCTGGCCCGATGCTTCCAGCCCCGGTCGTTGAGGCCATGTTCCCGTCTGCCCGTCTGGAGGCCGCACAGAGCGGCCTAACGTCTGGCCTAATGGGCGGCCTCAAGAACGAAGCCATGGGCGCTGGCGCGGGCCTTGGGGCCATGCTGCGAGGCGGTGAGTACAAACCGGCCTATGACGAGACGCTGACCAGCCTCGATGAGCGTGACCGCTATCTGCGCACGGCCTATCCGCTGTCCTATTACGGCGGGGGCGGTGCGGGGGCGGTTGCGGGCGCTGCGCTGACGCCAGAGATCAAGGCTGGCGGTGCTGGCGTTGAGGCTCTGGCCCGCATGTTGCCGGGCCAAGTCACCAGAAACGCCCCGCGTGTAGCCAAGGCCTCTCAGGTGGCGATGGATACGAGCATCGCGTCGGGTTCCGCTTGGGGCTCGGCTGATCCGGGCCAACGCGATGCGGCGGCCTTGGTCGGCGGCGGCATGGCGCTTCCGCTGAGCGTTTTGACGCGGGGGGTGTTGAGGGGTGCGCCGCGCAAGGCGTTGCCGGGATCGATCATGCCGGAATCCTTGGCTAACTTGCCGCCAAAGGCGCAACGTGAGGCTGCTAAACGTCTTGCCCGTGTAGTGCGGATGACGCCGGAGGAACTGGCCGCGAAGGGGGCGGATGCTAACCCAAACATGCTTGCAGCGGAGATCGCGGGTCAGCGGGCCGTCGATGAGTTGGCGGTTCTTGCGCGGCGTGACGGGGCGACGGCGGACGCAGTAAAAGCTGCCATGGCCGAACGCGGCATGGGTCGCCCGCAAAGGCTTCTGGATAGTTTCGAGGCCAACACCGGTGTTTCCCCCGATGCTGCCGAAGGTCGGTATGAGGGGATGCTTTCCGCCGGACGGGCTCGTGCGAAGCCGCTGTATGATGAGGCGTTCGCCAACACAGAACCTATGTCCTCGCCGACTATTGACCGGCTTTTGGCGCGTCCCGCTGTGCAAAAGTCGCTGGGAACCGCAAAGCAAATCATGGGCAATGAAGACGTGAACCCCTACACAATGGGGATTACGTTCATGGATGACCCTGCGGAATGGGCGTCGGATGTTGGCGGTGGGCTGTTCGACCCCCAAACCGCTGCGGTTGCGCGTCAGGCTCCCAACGCCGGATCAGCCCGCGCGCCGTCTCGTGGCGATAGTCTCGCTACGTTTCTTGCCAAGCGCGGTGGGATTGATGATGCGGGCGGTGAGCTGTCGGCATTGGATGCAGACATGTGGCATCGTCAACAGCCGTTCAGGCCAAGGCTGGCGCGCGAGGGTGGTCTTGACGCTGGGGCTGCGGCTCAAGCTGCCGTGGATGCGGGCTACTTCCCCGAGCTTGGCCGCGACGGTGTTCTGAGCGGCGCTGATCTCGTGGCGGCGCTACGGGACGAGATGGCTGGTAAGCCTCGCTATGCGCGGGAACTGACCGGTCAAGCCGAACAAACGCTTGCGGATCGGGAGGCGGCGGCACGCTTTGGACCGAAAAGCGAGGAGTCGCCGTCTCCCGATGCCTATACAGGGCGGCCCGAACCTGTCGGCGGTCCGGTCCATGAGCAACAACCGACGACACAGGCGTTGGATTACGTCATCCGGTCTCTGGACACGCAGCTGGAGGGCCGCAAGGTTAACGGAAAGCTGCTCAATGACCCGCTAACGCGATCCATCGTCGATACGCGTCAGCAGCTTCGCAATGAGTCCTTTCGGCTTGCCGAAGAGAACAATCGCAACCCCGCCTATGTGCAGGCCGTGCGTGAGGCTGGCGACTATCTCGGCATGGGAGAGTCGTTCCAGAACGGCTGGAAAAAGGTTCTCGGGACCAAGGAATCCGCCCGACAATTCGCGAAGGAGTGGGAAAACCTCCCGCGCGGTGAACAGGAGTTCCGCAGGGCGGGTGCGGCTCATGCGTTCTACACGTTGGCGCAGAAGGGCCAACTGAAGCCTGGCGCTCTGAACACCCCGATTGTCGGCCAAAAGATGCGGACCATGTTTGGGGACGAGGGTTTCAATCGGCTGAAAAAGGACTTCGACGCCGAAACCGCGATGCAGGCCACGGAACGCCGCATTGAACCTTCGGCGGGCTCACCGACCGCCGGTTATCAGGAGATCATGCGTGAGCAGGACACTAACCTGCTTCGGGACATGGCAATTGAAGCCGGTGTTGGCATGGCCGTTGCCGGCCCGCACGGCGCGGTTCTGGGCCTTCGTCCGGCGTTTCGGCGGGCGGCTGACAAGGCTCGCCAGATAGGTATGAGTGTTGAAACGCGGGATGCGCTTGGTCAGGTTCTCAGAAGCTCTCCGCAAGACATGGCCGCATTCATAGCCAACGCTCCTCGCGGCAATCCCCGTCTGGGCCAAACGCTACATCTGGCCTCGCGCGGCGCTCCCCGCCTATCCGGACAACTAGCGGCCCAGCGCCGGTAAGATCACTTCGCCAAGTATGGCCCCGCCTAGGCCGAAAAGCCACAGCGCCCATACCAGGTACTTGAACACGCCTAGTTCGGCCTGAATCCGCTCTTTCAGAGGAAGCGGCTCCGGAACAACGTCCGGGCCACGGATCACCTCAAATTCCGCGTCGATGACGCTTCGATCTCCGCTCATAACCAGAGCTTAACATAGTCCACAAAATGGACCAATCTCCTATTGGAGGAACACGATGGCCGCCATTGCAGGCACCTTCACAGCTACCGGGCAGTCCGCCTCATTCGCCCCTCAGGTCGATCCGCGAGGGACGAACGGTGGCGCTTTCAACGTGACCCTCTCGGGGACTTTCGTCGGCACCGTGAAGCTCCAGCGCAGCTTCGACAACGGCACGACGTGGCACGACCTGACCGCCGCAGGGACCGCGATTGCGGCGTTCACAACCGCTGTTTCCGAAGTGTGGGTGGAACCTGAGGCCGGGGTGATCTTCCGGCTCAACTGCACGGCCTACACGTCCGGGACCGTCACCTACCGTCTGGGGGCTTAACGAATGGCTACGCATGGCATTGACCCGCAGGCTCGGGGACTGGCGTCCAGACTTGTCCTGAATATTTTGGCGGGACTCGTGCCCGCCGCGAACAAGATGATCTACTTCACGAGCGCGTCAGCGGCGGCGCTGACCGATCTGGTCAGTCAGGCGCGGTCGTTTCTGGCGGACCCGTCAGCGGCGTACGTGAACTTCGCTCAGTCCGGGACGGGCGGCATTGTGGCAACTCTGGCCGCATGGCTGGGTCGCCGCCCTATTGACCCTGCCAGCTTTGGTGCGGTTGGGGATGGTGTAACCAACGACGCAACAGCCTTGACCAACGCATTCGCCGCCGCCGCAGCGGCCGGTGTTTCAGTGGCGCTGGGCTCGGGCAAAAACTACAAGATCAATTCAGCCGTTTCCCTTCCGGCGGGCCTGACCGTATTTGGTTACGGCGCCACCGTCACCGTGGCAGCGGCCATCACTGGATTCACCACCGCCGCCTCGAATGTGACGGTGGCTGGGGTCAAGTTCGCCGGGCCGTCGTCTACCTATAATGCCACGTCATTTGCCTTCACGGCGCTTGGTGTGGCTAACGGGGCTGCTGTCGCCCCTACGTACATCAACAACATTCGGCTTATCGACTGCACGGCAGAGGACTTCGGCAACAGTGCATTCAGGCTGGAATATGTTGACGGATTCCTGATCTCCAACCCGACCATTCGTCGCGTTGGTTATTGGATGATTCTAACCATCAGCGCGAAGAACGGAACCGGCGTCGGCGGCCTTTTCGATACGGTGACTGGCTACGATTCGACGCCGGACGATGCGGAGGGGGGCGCGATTACGTGGTCGTCCATCGACACGTCCACCGACTATGTGCGCTATCCGTCGTCGGAGGCCTGCGTCTGGTATGGCGGTGTCGCCAAGAACATCCCAACATGGACGGCTTACGACACCCACGGCGGCGTCGGGTGCGGATTTGTCGGATCACATGCCTATGACTGCCGTCGCGCCGTCTGGCTTACCTCACGAAACGGCAGGGGGCCGAAGAAGTGTTTTGCGACCGGCATCTATGCGGTCAACACCTTCGCGGAACACGCGCAAAATTCCAACGGATCGACCAAGCGCGACACGGCGTTCCTGATCTTCGGCTACGACGACACCAACGCCACGACCCGCGCGTCAGATTGCCACATTGAGGGCACGTGCATAGGGTTTGGATACGGAGGGCGGACTGGCGCAACCGCTGTTATCGGGGCTGTGCAGCTGTCCAACACGGAGCAGTCTTGCTCGGTTGACGCGAAGATCATCAACCCCTTCGGCGCGGGCCTTGACTTCAACGCCGGCGCTCGCGGCACCGTCCGCGCCCAGGTTGAGAACCCGCAAAGCTCGGGGACGAGCGGCTCGACGGTTGCGCCCCGTTATGTCAACATCAGCGCCACGGGAACAAGCACCGTCAATGTAACGCTGGACAACCCCGCCTTTATACGGAGCAACGCCGCGCTGAACACTTATGTTGGAACGCGCGCAATCGTTGCCGGCGGCGGCGAAACGTTGGCCAACATGGTCCTGAATTTCATGGACCTGAACTACGACACCAACATTGATATGACCGTTTCCACAAATCTTGGAACGGTGCGTGGCGGTTATCCGCTCAGCTACACTGCGGATGTTGTCGGCCTTGCGTTCACAGAAACCGCTACCGTCATTGTCCAGAAGATGCGCGACGAAGTTCAGATCAGCCTACCGTTCATCAACGACACGTCTGACACAACGACCTTCATCCTCGGGTCAACGACGCCGCTTCCCGTTTACGCCCGCCCGGCTAACACGCAATATGCTTTTGTTCGTGTGCTGGACAACTCCAACCCGTTTATGGGGCTTGTTGAGGTTGGGACGGGCGGCATCATGACCCTATACAGTACGGTTGGATCGGCAGGATGGACCGCCAGCGGGACAAAGCGCCTGTACCGCAGCACAATCACATTCTCGACGGTGACGTAATGAAATCTAAGGAACGCGCCGACGCTATTGGCAAAGCCGGCGTCGTCAAGGCGGCCATAGCCAACGCGGAGCGGCGCCTGCAAGACGTTGTTGACCTTGCCACGAATGCCGGCCGACCGGACATCGCTGATAAGTTGGCCGCCGCATTGGCGCATGTCGAGCGCGGCCACGCCAGGGCGAACGAGGCCGCCGTGATGGTCGCCGAGCATTTCGATGAGCCTGATATCAGCGTGTTTTCCGGCGGCGACGGGGATGACAAGGACCAGCCGCCAGAAGAGCCCGCGCCATGACCGGACACGACTGGACGGTAGTGTTCACGGTCGGCACGGCGGTAATGGTGTTGGTGTGCGCGCTGGCCGCGCTGCTGCGAAAACAGGCGCTAGAAATCTTCGCGGCTGCGGGCATGGTGGCCGTATTCACGTTCGCCTCCCGCATAGTCAGCTACTACACGGATATGCCGTGGTCGGCAGCTCTCTGGCCGGTTCAGGATGCGATCTGTGTGCTGCTGGCGTGGGGGCTGCGGCGTGTTCAAAAGGAGTGGTGGAAGGCCGGCTTGGCGATATGTTTCGCGATCCAGTGCGCCGCGCACGTCGCCTATTGGTGGTTTGTCCTGACGGCGGGGGCGAGTCGCGACCTTGCGGTTGCGTATCTGTGGATCATCAACCCGATTTTTGGTGTCGTGGTGTCCATTCTGACGTTGGCCGGGGGTCGTCATGTCGCTGGCCATCTTTTTGATCTCGCTCGGCTGTTTTGGGATGGTGGTGGTCATCGTTCACCGGCTTTTCGGGGGTGGTGATGACCGAAAAAACCGCGACGGAACATCGTCTGACAAGCCTCGAAAGCGCCGTTGAAAAACTTAGCGAGCGGTTCGGGTTTATGGAGCGCGCCACATGGTGGCTAATCGGCGCCGGAACCGGCGTTGGCGCGCTGGCAACAGCAGTGGCGAGTGGCGTGCTAAAGAGGCTGGCAACGTGAGCGCGGCGGGCCTTGGCAAATGGTGGGCGCACTTCACCAGCCTGATTTGGCATATGCCGGGCCGCACGGGCGCGAGCATGATCAAGTCCGCGTCCGTGGCGATCTGGGCGCAAATTGGTAGCGGGATCATCTTCTCCGTTCTGATGATGGGCTATGGGCTGGTGATCTGGAAAGGTCCGTGGCCCGCCGGGATGGCCGGCAAGCAGCTCGATCTTCTCGGGCAGGGTCAACTGATCAGTGGCTCAATCGTCCTTGTCGCACTGGTCGCCATCGCCGGGCTGCGGCTGGGTATGAAGGCCACGCGTCAGGGATTCGATCTGTCAGCCGAGCGTGACGACGGCGAGGACCACAAGACGGTCATTGAGACGACCATCACGCAACCCGCCTCGCCCCCCGCCCCGCCGCCCATCGTGGCGACGACGGTAACGGAAAGCGTGGGGCCGGCCGCCAAACCTGTTCATCCTCCGGAGATCGAACGATGACATACGCCCTCGGTCCCAAGAGCGTCGAGCGCCTGACCGGCGTGCATCCCGATCTGATCAAGGTCGTCAGCCGCGCCATCGCGCTATCGACGCAGGACTTCCTCGTGCTTGAGGGCGTCAGAACCCCGGCGCGACAGGCCGAACTCTACGCGCAAGGCCGGACCAAGCCGGGGAACGTCGTGACGTGGACCCTCAAGTCCAACCACTTCAAGAACCCGACGACGGGCTACGGTCACGCGGTGGACCTGTGTCCCTATCCCGTGGACTGGAACACGCCTTCGAAGTTCGCCGCCATCGCCAAGGCCATGTTTGCGGCAGAGAAGGAACTGGGCATCAACATCCGCTGGGGCGCCGACTGGGACGATGACGGCGTTCCCCGTGAGCGCGGAGAAACTGACAGCCCGCACTTTGAGCTTCATCTCGCGCCCTAGCGGGAGCCCCTCCACACCATCGGCGCGGTCACGGCGCGTTGAGCATCCCATCCCCGGTTCAGGCGCTGATACAGCGCTCCCGCGCCAATGCCGAATTTCTCAGCCGCCGCCGCTACGGACAATGACTCTCCGTTTATCTCGACCATGCGGTTCGACCGCTTGTTGCGTTCCTGCGTCTTTTGGAGCGCCCAGCAGCAGTTCTCAGGAGAGTAGGGTCCGTCATTGTCCCGGCGTTCAATCGTGTGCTTCGACGAGGGTCTCGGCCCCATGTCGGCGTAGAAGCACTCAAAGGCCCCCCGGCCGCCTTCGCCGAAGCGCCAGCGGTCGCACACAGCAATTCCTCGGGCGCCGTAGTTCTTGTAATCTGGCCGCTTCGGTTGATGGCATCGCCGCCGCATATCCACCCAGCTTCGGTATTCGGACGATCCGTCCTTCCCATGCCGCCGGTTTTTTCGACCGTTTGCCGCCGTCGTTTCGCGAGCAAGGCAGCCGCAGCTGCGCGATTTTCCTGACCGCAGATCGTAGGTTGCGACCCATCGCTCCACGCCGCAGCGACAGCGACAAAGCGAACGCCGCCCATTCGTGTCCAGCACTTCCCAACGCGAGACCTCATCCATGAACAGAATTATTCCACGGAATACTGTCCGCGTCCATACCGTAGCGGTGCGACGGCCAAAGTACCAGACCATGCCTGCTGGAGCGCGAAAGGTTGTGGTCGTGGCTAGCGGCCAAGCTGCTGGATCAGAAGCTTGAGAATGTGCCTTCTCGGCGGCGTTCTGATCGGACTTGGAATTGCCGCCGTCGCGTCTCTGGCGGGCGTTTTGTGGGCCGTTCGGGTGATGGTCGGTGCGTGAGCGGATCGGCGACGGCCCAACCGAGAGAAGCCCAGTCCTAAGCCGCCGCCCGCCCGCGATCAACTCGGACGCCCCATCGGGGTTTTAAGCGCGGTGACGGCCCCGGCCATTGATGGGCTCGTCAGCCCAGTGCGTGGGTTGATCCGGCGCACCCGCCACCGCAAGAACAGGGTAGCTATTTCCCGCCAGACGCGCTAGTGTTTTCGGGCATGTCTCACCTGCGCCAACTTGGGCGGCGGCCCCCGTCAACTGGTTTGGCCGCCGCCCGTTTTCTGGACTGACGCCATGTCCGGTCTGTCAAAACTGGCGACATGGCTTATTGGGCTCGGGCTCGTCGCGGTCCTTGGCGCCGTCTTTCTCGGCGGCCCCGTCATCGGCTTCGTGAAGGCCCGCTGGTTTGCCGCCGAAGCCAAGGCAGA